TTGGTTTTGTAGCAACCAGGAACTGGGCTGAAGGAGCGTATCCCTCAGAATGCTGGTACAACCTGGAAGGTGATGATGTGCTCGGCATTTTGAGTACTCGTAATCCAGAAGAAACCATTCTCTGGTCAGGTGACAAAGACCTGAAACAGATTCCTGGTTTGCATCTTGATAACGAGGGCAACACTTACTCCATCTCCGATCTCGAAGCCGATGTTTATTTTTACCGCCAAGTTCTTACCGGCGATACCACTGACGGGTATCCTGGCTGCCCTGGAATTGGGCCGAAGACAGCGGAAAAACTCATCCCAGAACAAGACTTCACAGAAGCCTCCGCATGGGGAACTGTAATTAAACAGTACGAAAAGAAAGGCTTTGGCCCTGACTACGCTCTCACGCAAGCACGCCTTGCTCGCATCCTCCGAAACACTGAGTACACCTTTGATGAACTTCAACTATGGACACCACTCACGATCCCATCAACCCCTCCCACTACGCCATCGACGAAGGAGTAATTGAGTGCATTGATTACATTGAAAGCCACGCCTTTGATTTCCTTGAAGGCAACGTAATTAAATACGTCACTCGGTATCAACACAAAAACGGTGTTGAAGATCTCAAAAAAGCCCGTTGGTATCTTGACCGTTTAATCCAACGGTATGAGTCTCGACCAACCTATGATCCAACGATTTACGAATCTGTTCTCAACTGCAATGACTTTGAATTCCAATTCCCGAATAGTGAAACACTGGATGAAACAAGCGAACCAGCTTGACAAGCCAGATTGTGACAAACAACTTCAGTTTCTCGAAGAAGAGTTTTACGAAGTTATGCACGCTTGGAAAAACGAAACTCGACCTGAAGTTATCAAGGAACTTTGCGACCTTATCTGGGTTGCTTACGGTATGCTTCATACACTTGAAGTTGATCCAGACGTTGCTTTTGATCGCATTGCTGCGTCGAACTATTCCAAGCTGCCGTTCAAACTAATCGACGGTAAGGTGCAGAAAGGCCCTAACTACGAACAACCAAACCTCACTGATCTTTGAAATGAATCCTGCAATCGCAATGACCGGCCGCGTTGAAAGCTGGCTGGAGAATCCTACGCGGCGCTACCCCGTCAGCTGCACGGTGTTTGTATGCCGCGACACGATGGACGAAGATCCTGATGGCTTGGAAGGTGCGTTCCAGTTTGTCTCTAAAGCGTTGCGCTATGGAGCTGGAGTATCTGTGCATCTATCACAACTTCGCGCCAAAGGAACCGAAAACGATCACGGCATGGTTGCTTCTGGTCCTTGCGGTTTTATGGAAATCTTTTCCAAGTTCAATGAAATTCTTCGTAGAGGCGGTCGGTATCGTAATGGTGCTGTGGTGTGTCATCTCGACGCGGACCATAAAGATTTGCTTGAGTTTCTAAATTACGATCGCGCACGTATTCCTTGGTTGAAGCGTTGTGTAAACGTTGAGCCTGAAATTGTCAACGAACCTGACAAGTTGGCTGCAATTATGGATGCTGCTCGTCGTGGCGATGTTTGGATTGTTAAAAAGCAATACGACAAAAACGGCGAACGGATTTACTCCAACGTTTGTCAAGAAATTCTTCTCAAAAGTCGCGATACTTGTTTGTTGAATCACATTAACCTAGGTATCTGCAAGGTTGAAGACATTCCTCAAGCTTTTGAAGATGGTATGCGGTTTTTGTGTGAACTGTATAAACAAACTGAGGTCAAAGATTCAGGTATTTACGTTCACAAAGACAAGCAAGTTGGTCTTGGTGTTCTTGGTCTTGCAAACTTGCTCGCCATTGAAGGCGTTGCCTACAAAGACTTTGTTCAAGCTTTGCAATACACCAACCTCGGTGTGTATAACGGCGTAACAAAACCAGGCGCAATTTCTGAAGCCCTTCAGGAAGGCTTTCAACGGGCCGCAAAGGTAGCTCAAGAGCATGGTATGTCTCGCGCCTTTACCGTGGCCCCTACAGCCTCTTGTGCGTACCGCTACCAGGACCGTGAGGGTTACACTACAACTCCAGAAATCGCTCCTCCTGTTAGTCGTTCTGTTGATCGCGACAGCTCAACTTTGGGTGTTCAAAGTTATGAATTTAATCCCAAGTGTGAGATTGCAGAAGAAGTAGGTTGGGATACTTTCTTCACACTTAATTGTGAATGGCAAAGAATGATGGACAGCACTGGAATGGCTCACGCTATTTCAATGAATTGGTGGTCGGATATGACAACAATGGATCGTAGTTTTATGGCACGATGGATTAACTCCCCCTTGAAGAGTTTGTATTACAGCCTTCAAGTGATGCCGGATACACAAGACAAATCAGACATCTACGCAGCAATTAAAGACGTTGATGTTGACGATTATCTTGCTGGAATCCTAGAGGGATCTGACCCCGTTCAATGCGACTGTGCCGAATGATGACTCCGTATCAAAAACTACTGCAAAAGAAACGTACATGGACTCCAGTTCAACCAACTGCAGGTAAACTAAAAGAGGGTTCTGAAGAAACTATTCGTCGGGCTTTGGCTCTACGTGCTCTTGAGCTGCCTGTTGGTGATTTTATTAACGAGGCACTTAAGACTGAGATTCCTGAAGCAGCACGAGAGGTTCTTCTTTCAAACATTATTGATGAGGAAAAACACGATGTCGCACTTGGATACGCAGCACGAGCACACGGTATTGATCCAGCAGCAGAAGCGGAAGCACAACGCCTTAAAGAAGCTTGGGTCGATCATCCAGACCACACCGTACTCAAAGCAATGGTGGCTGAGAGAGCTTTATTCTTCGTTCTCCTCCCGTTCTTTCGCTTCTGTGGAGACAGCGGACTGAGAGTAATCTCAGCCGATATTAGTCGTGATGAAACTATCCACGTCAGTGTCAACTCCTTGGTGTGTCGTGAGCTTGGTCTCACTGTCTCTCCTAGCCTTGATCGCCTACGAAAGGCTACAATCGCTTGGGTGATGCAGCCTCTTGGCCGCTCAGAAGACAAATACCTTGACAAGCAGTTCTGGCTTGATCAAAGCGATAGCTTGATGTATGCCGGTAAAGCCGAAGGTTTGCTTGAAACTAAGCGAGCCCGTGTTCCTGCTTTCTTTGAAACAAGTAACATGGATTTACCTAGTTATGCGTGATTATGTTTAATAGTCCAGAAAGTAAATCTGTTGACCCAACCATTTGGAGCGATCCTTTTGGTTGGGATTTTTCTGGTGTTGAGTTATCTGTTCGTTGGTGTGATGTTTTTGGTAGTTGCGGTAGATCTAAAAAAGCAAAACGCCGTGCAAGACGGGCTCAGTTTGCTGCTCAAGTAGCTCAACAACAATTAGAAGCTGAGCGTAGGAGACAACAACAACAATTAGAACAACAACGTCAAGCAGCAGCAGCTCAAGCGGCTAGAGAAGCTCAAGCAAGAGCAGCAGCACAACGAGCACAAGAAGAGGCACAAGAGCAAGCAAGAGTTGAAGCAGCAAAAGCTTTGGTTCAACGCAAGAAAACTACAGCGCAAATTACTACAGAAAGAATTCAAAAACAGCAACAAGAAGCTGCGGCTGCATTACAACAGCAACAACTTGAAATTGCTGCAGCTGAAGAAGAAACAGGTTCTCTTGCTGGTCAGCCAGGCATTAGTCGAACTCCAGTTACGGCAGGATCACCACTTGGCGGCTATAGTGGTACGGCACCAGGAGCTATCTCTCCAACTTCTTTGAATATATGACACCTTACATTGACCCTGATATTATCAAATATCTGGAAGAAATGTATCTTGATCAGTGTCCTGACCTTAGTATGGAAGAGAAACAAATTTGGTTTTCTTCTGGACAGGTTTCTGTTGTACGGCACCTAAAAGATCAGTACAAAATTCAAGAAGAAACTAAGTACAACTAGCCTTAAGTACTATGGCTCTCGGTCTTCTCATCGGTCTAGGCTCTGCAGCTATTGCAGGAGCTACCGCTTATTCTGGGTATCAAACTCAAAAAGCTGCTAATCGTCAAGCAAAGTTTGCTCGTGAAGAGGCTGCGCGAACTCGTCGCCGCACCATGCTTGAGATTCAGCAGATGCAACAACAATCAGCGCAAAGTGCTAGTCAGTTTGAGCAATCGCTTGCAGAAGGACGGCGCCGCACTGCAGCTGCTACGGCAGAAGCTGAGAAACAGCGGCAAATTACGATGCAACAAATTGCTCAGCAAAAGTCTGCATCTGCTAGAGCTTTGCAACAGCAACAACTTGCATCTTCTATTCAACAGCAATCACGAGCTGCAAAAGTTTCTCAAAAACAACGCAAGCGTGTCGGTAGCCCAGGTGCTTTGCGTACCGCAGTTGAAGCACAATCTGCGCTAGCTCTTGGCGGCCCGTCACAAACTACACAATCTGGAGTCGGTGGTCTGAATGTCTAAAAACAAAGCTGCGGCTCGCTATTCGTTTCTTGA